CTGAAGAACATGCTACTAATTTCAATAATATACCAAGGAAATTTCAAGCAGGTTTTAGTGATCCTACGGTTTTTTTGTCAAAAACATGTACTTTAATGATTGCTCTTTTAGGTCGCCAAGTTAAATTTTCTACTACTATTGGTGATGTTGAACGATCAGTTTGGGGATTAACGGTTAAGGGTAGAGTAGTATTAGTGCCCGCACATATATTATCAGAATGGGATAAAAAAAAATTATTCACATTAGTGAATTATCATGGTAAAGTTTATAAGTTTAGACTTAAAAAAGAACAAATTTTAGTATCAGAATCACTAGGAGATTTAGCGTTAGTACATTTGACAACTACTATACCATTGGGTACAGATATTACAAAATTCTTTATTTCCGAGCAAGAATACTATAAAGAGTATGAGAAACCAACTTTTTTGCTCTCTATGAGAGATAATGAAATAAAATGTAGGCCAAACATGTCCAAACAAGTAGACGCGGAGATGGATGCAACTTCAGTGTGTGACTATTCTGTACCAACCAATTTTGGAGCAAAACATTATGCAGTCAAGGATGGATGGTTTTATGATAATGTAGACACCATTGATGGTGACTGTGGTTCAATTTTAGCAACTAGAAATCCAATAGGACCCTCTGGGTGTATATTGGGGTTCCATGTTGCTTGTTTGGATAAAACTTTAACCAAACGTGGATGGGCAGCAGGAATAACTAGAGAAAAGCTAATAGCAGGAATTAATACTTTTGGTGATGTATCTTTCGTGGAAGGTGAAATATTGCCTTCTGATATGTATCCGGTTGCTCAGTGCGGAACAATAAATGAGAATATTATTGGTGATTTTACCCATTTTGGGTATTCAGATAAGAGGGTATTTATACCACGGAAAACGCAATTAATGCAAAGTCCGCTATATGGAATATTTGGTGCCTCTACAATGGAACCATCCATTTTGTGTGATAGTGATCCGAGAAAAAAAGATTTGGATAGGAGAGTTTTATGGCATGGAGTGTCTAAATATGGTGAAGTGGATTTCCCATTAGGAGAGGATGATTATGAATATTTAATATCTTATTTTAGGGAACATTTTTCTGATGATGTGGGAACTCTTAGTTTGTTAACAGATGTGGAAGTTGAACATGGAAATGGGAAATTGGGAGTTAAAGGTTTACCCAGAGAGAGCTCAATGGGGTTCCCTTATATATTGGGGAAAAAAAAAAGAAGAGAACTACTAGATGATAAAAATTCTATATTGTGGGAAAATTATAATAGAAGAATATCTGACGCGAACCAGGGAATAGTTACTACTACAATATGGGTTGATTTCTTAAAAGATGAAAAGCGAGACATTTCAAAAATAGAGAGCGGAAATACGCGCACTTTCTGTTTTGCGCCATTAGACCACGTTATGGTGACGAGAAAATTTTTTTCTGATTTCCTGGCGTTAGTGTATAAAAAAGAATGGAATATAGTGGGTATTAATCCCTATAGTCATCAATGGGACGATCTAGCGAAATCTATTAAAAAATATGAATATTTTAGTGATTTAGATTATAAAAATTTTGACGGTAGAATAGATACAAAATTTTTTGATTTATTTGTAGAGGTTGCGAATTATGTTTATGATGATGATTTTAAGAAAGAAAGGAGAGTATTAGTGGAGAGTTGTAAAAATAGATATATTCTTTGTGGTAACTATTTCTATATGGCACATAATGGTAATCCATCTGGCATGGCTTTAACAACTGTTTTTAATTGTTTTGTGAATCACTGTTATGTAAAATTAGGAACCAGAGGTTCAAGAGGGAAAGTACTAGATTATAATTATGGGGACGATATTATATTATCCTTTGAATATGAAGAGGACTTCCATTTGTTAATTAATAATTTTAAACTTATGAATTTGCGTGTATCTGGAAGCGTTAAAACTGAAACACCTCGTATTAAAGATTTTAAAGATTTAGAAATTCTTAAGCATAAATTTGTCTTTATTGACGAATTGTTACAATATAGAGGCGGATATGAAAAGTCAAAGTTAAAACAATTAATGTATTATACTAAAGGAGATAATTTTGTAGGTAGATTGAAAGATATTTTGATAGCTGTACACATTATGTCAGCAAATAATGGAAGGGAATACTATAGCAATGAATGCAAGTTTTTTGTGGACAAGGCCAATGATTATTTTTTGTCACAAGGTAGTACACCGTGTAAATATATTTCTTATGATGTTATAGTAGAAAAGATGAAAAATGGAGATGAAGAATTTGGCTTTGCTCCAAACCAAGATATGTGTTATTCAGGCATGTCATGGTATAAATTGTTATATATTGATTAAGCAATTATGACAACACTGAATAAATAACGATATGAATTAAATTAAATTTAATGTAATAATATTATCATGCTAAGATTGGAGTAGCAACTAATGTATTAACTCCACATTTGCCTTTATTTCTAGCAATTCTAAAATATCCTTTTTCTCCCCATT